CTTTTCTTCACACATGGGCGAAAATAAAGTTTCAAATTTTACACTATATTTGTAAATATGAAAGGGAGACCACGCAAACCCGTTGATTTAAAAAAAATCGAGGGGACTTTTCGCGCCGACCGAAGTCTTGAGCAGCCGATGATTGTCGAGCTGAGTGTTGGAGTTCCACAACCACCCGCTCACCTAAATGAATTGGGCTTTGAGTACTGGGATATCACTTGCAAGGAGTTGAAAAATAACAATCTACTAGCGGGCGCTGATCTCGGGCTGGTTGCCGGGTACTGCAACGAGTTGGGTTTGTATAAAAAAGCCTGTGAGATAAACAACAAAGAGGGCGAGGTTGTGGTTAACAGATTTGGCGAGCGTGTTGTTTCGCCGTGGTATGATGTGCGCAGCAAAGCATTGAAGCAAGCCACGCAGATGGGGCAGTTGTTTGGGATTACGCCGAGCGCGAGGGCAAGGATTGAAACTGGAAACGTGAAGCCAGCGAGTAAATTAGAATTATTAAGAAAACCTAAAACCGCATAACATGAAAAAGACAATTAACAAAGCAACGCACAAAGCCGCATTTGAAACGGCGCACGTTGAATACGAAGGCAGGGAGTACAGGATTATCCCAAAAGGCCAGGGCTATATAATTATCATGGACCAGGGCAGCGGATTCCGTGAGTGTGGCAAGTTTGGCTTGTGGGATGAGGCGTTTGTGTATCGCAACTTAAAACTAGCTGAAGAGGCAAAGGCCATTTTTGAAAGCCAGTGCAAAAAGTTGAAAAGTATATAACCGACGTACAATCTGGCGCGGTGCCAGTTTGTGAACATGTGCGCAATGCCGTCGATAGATATGTGGCAGATCGTGCATCGGGTTGGGGATTCTCTGATACCTACGCTTTGCATGCCATTGAATTTATTGAGCAGCTTGAGCATAGCACGGGCGAATATGCGGGCAAGCCGTTTGAGTTGGAACCTTGGCAGGCTTTTATAATTTGGAATCTGTTTGGGTTTTTGAACGAGGACGGTAGCCGTAGATTTACGCGGGCCTATGTTGAGGTACCACGCAAAAATGGTAAATCGACATTCAGCAGCGCGATTATGCTTTACGGGCTTATTGCGGATGATGAATCGGCGGCGCAGGTTTACAGCGCGGCCACAAAGTTAGATCAGGCGATGATGGTATTTGGCGAGTCTGTTAGGGTTTGCCAGAATCTGCCCTGGTTGAATGAAGGGCTTACCGTTAACAATTCTGTAAACAATCGGCGGATACTTTACGGGCAATCGATATACAAACCGCTCGAGTGGAACCCAGGCAAGCAGGACGGACTCAATGCGCACTTTTGTTGCATTGATGAATATCACGCCCATCCAAATGATGAGCTGTACAACGTAATACGCAACTCAATGGGGGCAAGGCGCCAGCCGTTGCTGTTTACCATTACGACGGCGGGCTTCAATCGTGAGGCGCCATGTTATAAACACAGGCAGTACTGCGCAGGGGTGTTGAGTGGTAACATAAAAGACGATGCTTTGTTTTCGGTGATCTATACATTGGATGAGGGCGATGATTGGACGGACCCGGCAGTATGGGCCAAGGCAAATCCAAACTGGGGTATTTCTGTAAACCCGCGCCAACTAGAGCAGGGATTGACTGAGGCCAAGGAGTTCGTACACAAGGAAGTTGAATTTAAAACCAAACTGCTCAACGTGTGGACCGATACGGCAATGACTTGGATTTCAGATAGTGATTGGAAGGCTTGCGACGGCGCGGATGATCTTGAAGGCGCTTTGTGTTATGGGGGTTTAGATTTGGCAAGCACTGGGGACTTTTGCGCATTCAGTTTGTACTTTCCAGAATATCACGCGATTCGCTCATGGTATTGGCTACCTGTCGAGACGGCATACAAAAGAAAGGACGCCGCAGGGCAATCTATTAGGCAATGGGCGAGTGATGGGCATATTGAGTTAACGGACGGAAACGTCACTGATTACTCTTTTATTAAGGCGCGGGTTATTCAGTTGGCGCAGCAGTACGACATTAAAGATATTGCTTTTGACCGATTCAACTCTTCGCAGTTAGTCATTGAGCTACAAAATGAGGGCCTGCAAATGTTCCCCTTTGGCCAAGGCTTTGTATCAATGTCGGCACCTACCAAAGAACTAGAGCGGTTGACAAAGGATAAACAATTAAGGCACGCGGGCAATCCTGTCACTCGTTGGATGATGGGCAACATAATGCTGCGCACCGATCCTGCGGGTAATATCAAAATAGACAAAGCCAAGTCGGGCGATAAAGTCGATGGGCCTGTTTCGATAGTTATGGCATTGGGCACTTGCATGCAGGATGCCGCCAAAGAAAAAGAATCAGATTTTTGGTTTGTAAGCTTATGAAATTTTTGGATGACTATATGCAGGAATACTATAACAACCTACCGAGATATCGGACCTATGAGGATGCCTACAACGCAACCGAGGAAAAGTATTTCGGTAAGTTTGGCGTGCGTCGTTACAAAAACTACGATGTATTTAGGGCAGCGCTCAGTAGGTGGTTGGCTCAGGGGCGTAATAAGTAATTTGTTAACGTGAGTAATTTAGGGCAGTTGTAATTTGCGGGCGATGAATCTAAAATTCTGGCAGCCAAAAAGAGCGGAGAAGCGCAGTAGCTTATCGCAGCCAACTGATTGGCTAGTGAATACTTTACAAAATGTTTTCGGATATCAAACAAAAAGCGGTCAGGCGGTTAATGATCGCACGGCGCTATCTATTGCGTCGGTGCACGCGTGTGTTAGAGTTATTGCAGACGGTATTGCGGGGCTATCTTTAAAACTATATAAAGACGATGGCACCAATCGCGAGCAGGTTGTAATCCATTACGCTACGGCATTGGTAAACGAGCCAAACCCATACCAAACGAAATACGATTTCACTAAATACATGGTGAGCCACTTGGCTCTGAAGGGCAACGCCTACGCTTTTATCAATCGCGACAGCAGATATTTGGGCATTGAGTTGCACCCGATTGCACCTGATTACGTTCAGCCAATCATGCAGGACGGGCAACTGTTTTACAAAGTGAATCGCAAGGGTTTCCCTGGCATGATCCCAGCGGCCGACATGTTGCACTTTAAAGGGCTTTGTGGTGATGATCCGCTTGTGGGTTTATCGCCCATCGTGGTGCACGCCGAAACCTTGGGCATTGACTTGGCAGCAATTAGCCAGAGCGCAGGAGTCTACAAAAATGGAGTGTTGAAATTTTTGTTAACATCTGATGCGCAGATTAAACCCGAGCAGGCAGTGCCATTGAAGAAATCGCTTGACGATGTAATTGATGGAGCAAGCCGCAGCACTGTGTTGCCTAATGGTATCAAGATGGAAAAGTTGAGTCTATCGCCAGAGGAGGCGCAGTATTTGGAAACCCGCAAATTTTCGGCCGAGGAAATCGCCCGCATTTTTGGGGTGCCCGCTTCTATGATCGGCGCTAAGGATGGCATCAAGTCCAGCGTTGAGCAGGAATACCAAGATTTTTACGCACGTACTTTGGCATCCTATGCGATTAACATCGAGCAGGAAATGGCCCGCAAGCTGTTAACAGAAAATGATAAGTTAACTTATTACTTTAAATTTAACTTTAATTCGCTGTTGAGAGCCTCCGCCAATGAGCGCGCTGATTACTATAACAAAGGCATTCGCGGCGGTTGGCTTTCACGTAATGAGGCCCGCATGTTTGAGGACGCAAACGGATTTAATGGAGGCGATGAGTATTTGATCGAATCCAATTTGATGCCGTCCAGCAAAATCGATGAATACATGGATGCCAAAATTGCGCAACTAATGAGCACCGCCGACAAAAACAACAATCCAGAGGGAACTAATAACACAGAAGTAATCTAATGAAACAAGAAAGGCGCACATTTACGGGCACTGTTCACACCAGAGAGGACGGCGAAGGCATGCCAAAAGAAATTGGCGGCATTGCTGCTGTCATTAATTCCGCTACGGATCTAGGATATTTTGAGGAGGTTATTTTGCCGGGGGCGTTTGATAATGCTCTGTCAAAAGATTACGACATTCGTTGTTTGTTCAACCACGAAGCCGAGTTAATTTTGGGCCGCACAAAAGCAAACACCTGCAAAGTGTTTGTAAATGGCGACGGCAATCTTGAATATACATGGGTGCCTGATTATGAAAATCCAACACATATGAGCGTTGTGCGTTCTATCATGCGCGGCGATATTACTCAAAGCTCATTTGCCTTTACGATTAAAGAGCAAATGTGGAGCGAGTCAGAAAAATACGGATCTATGGGCAAGCGCACAATCAAAGTAATTGAGGATTTGTATGATGTTAGCCCTGTAACTTATCCCGCTTACGCTGACACCGAAGCCGACGCCCGTAGCATTGTGGCTATGCGTGATCAGGAACAAGAAATCGAAGAGGCCAAAAGAAGCCAAGCCTCTGCCGATGTTATTAAATTGGCTTTATTGAGATACAAAAACCTTTAAACAAAAAACAAAATCATGAATAAAATTAAAGCATTGAAAGAAGAGCGCGGCCGCCTGTTGGGCGAGTTGTCTACTCTGCAAACCACTATCGAAAAAGAAGCCCGTTCTATGGCTGATTCTGAAACCAACCGCTTGGCTGAAATCGAGGCTCGTTTGGGCGCGATCAAAGCTGAGGTTGAAACCTTGGAGAAATTGCAAAACTTGGCTGCACAAGCTGCCGGTCATTCTGCAAGCCGTGGTGAGGAAAAAGAAAAAGAAAGCATGGCTAAAGATTACAGCTTCAAGCGTGCAATCAATTTGGCTACCACTGGACGCCGCGAAGGTGTTGAAGGTGAATTTTCTC